ACGTCGGAGGCGTTGTCGATGATGAGCACATCAGCCCCGCAGGCGGCCGTGGTGTCGGCCAGCCACTGCATGCGCTCGGTGATGGCGCCATCGCGCCACAGCACGCAGTCGGCCTGGGTCAAGTCATAGACCACCAGGCGATCGCGCAGGCTGGCCATGTCCACACCCAGGTCCTGGCAGATGTTGGCCACCCGGAAGTGCACCGTGCGCGCCTCGTCTTCGCCGGACAGGATCAGCACCTTCGAGGCTTGGGCCTGGATGCCAAAGAGCTCCTGGCCATGCGCCAGGGCCACGCCCAGCTGCAGGGACAGGTTGGACTTGCCCACGCCGCCGTTGGCACTGAGCAGTGTGACGGTGCCCTCAGGCAGCCAGCCCTCATACCGCCAGGCTGTGGGCTCCGGCTGTGCGTGCGCCAGGGTGCCCCAGTCCATCGGCAGCAGCTCGCCTGGTGCTGCAGCTGATGCCTGGCCAGGCTCATCCTGTGAGCCTCGAGCCAGGTTGACCGTAATGCTGGGCGCCTTGCGCTCAGCCGGCGCGAACTTCTCGGCAGTCTTGACTGCCCGCGGGATCTCGGCCCTGCGCGCCTCCCACCGCCGCAGCTCATCCATGTCCAGCGTGGCCGGCTTGACCATGTCCATCAGGCTGTAGAGGTGCTCGACCGCGGCACCAGGGAACATGCCGCCGGCCACCAAGTTGGCGGCCAGCTTGATGATGCTGTCGTGATAGACGCGCTGGGATGGGTCGGGGTTGGTCAGGTCCGCCACCAGCTCGCCGGCGTGGTTGCCGGTGGCCGTGTGGGCGCTCAGCTTGGGCGCCGGTGCTGCTGCGCGCATCGCGTCCAGATCCAGCCCCACAGCAGCGCACGCGTCCTCGAGGGACCAGCGCACGTTCGGCTGCCAGGCCTCGAGCTGGACCTGCCAGGTCCCCGCGGCGCGCGGCTTGGTGTTGGAGCCAATGGGCAGGCGCACGTAGCGCACGCAGGCGTTTCCACTGGCGTCGTTACTACGACCGCGGGCGGCCAGTGCCGACATAATCCGGTCAACTAGCTGCCTATTCTGGGTATCCGCATCTTCACCATCGAGGAAGATACCTATCTGGAATTTGCCTGGGCTGGTCTGGATGGCGTAGCTGTAGCCCTGGACATCGCCAAGCTGGACATCGTCCAGAACCATCACCGCCAGGCGCACGAACGCGTCCTTGCGCCGAACGATTTCCCCGTCCTCCGTGGCCGTCAAGACCGCGGTGCAGTAGTAGGTGTTGTCTTGTCCAGCCTTATCGATCAGGCCCGCCTGTTGCGGCAGGCCCTTGTATGGCCGCCCAGCCCACACGCCGGGGTCAGCATTGCTCGGGTCAGCTCTGAAGCTGGCGACCCAGCCATGTGTGCCGGGCTCGAGCTGGCCGTAGACCTCGGCCAGGAAGTCGGAGTTGGTCATCGTGGTGTTGCTCTCGATGACCATGCTCAGGCCTTGACGTGTGTGAGCTCCCGCAGGGTGACAGGCACGCGGCTGCGTTTACCCATCGCGATCAGTTGGTCCCAGTACCGCTGGGGGATCACGCCCCCAGTGCCACCTGGTGACGGCGCACACCAGCGAGAGAGCGTGCTCTTGTTGATGCCGAGCTCGTCTGCCACAGCGGCCTTGCCGCCCAACTTCTCAATCAACGGATAGGCCGGAGCCAGCGTATGGATCGTGGGGATCATGATGTTGTTTCTCCTAATGCATTGCGTTTGACGCATCAGCGAGTTTATGTCAGGCTGGATGATGACCAGTCAGGGGGACCGATGAACACCGAGTGGTTTCGAGACGTTCTCGCGCAGAAAAAGCTATCCCAACGGCGCCTGGCGTCGCTGATGGAATTGGACCCGGCCGCAGTGTCGCTGATGCTGCGTGGCCAGCGGCGCATGACGCCTGAGGAGGCCCACCAGATGGGCATCATCCTGGGCGTGAAGACCACCGAGATCCTGAGGCAGGCAGGCATCGCTGTGAGCGATGACGTGCGCCATGTGAAGGTCACGGGATACATTGATGAACATGCTGTTGTCACTCTGTTCCCCAAGCGCACGCATGACAAGGTGGTGGGCCCAGCCGACTGTCCCGAGGGCACGTACGCGCTGCAGACGCGCACGCCTGGCCATCCCAAGGACGGCTGGATGATGTTTGTCTCGCCGGCGGAGGACGACCCACGCGCTCACCTGGGGCAGCTGTGCTGCATCGCCCTGGAGAACGGCGAGCATGTGATCGCGTTCGTGCAGCGCGGCTACCGCTCAGGCACGTTCAACCTGATTCACGCCAGCAGCGCCAAGGCGATTCGCACCGACGCCAGCGTGGTGTGGGCCTCGCGCATCCTCTGGATCAAGCCAACGTAATACTTTGTTTTGACAGGGATTGTCCTGAGCAAGTTTTTGTTGGGCAAGCTGGTGAGAACATCTCAATGTTGACCTAGAATCGCATCGTCAACAACGCAACTAGGAGCAACGAGATGACCCACAAAGAACACCTGCAACACACCATCGGCGGCGGCCCCACCTGCCAGCGCGGCAAGATCGGCGGCTCCCTGCGCGGCGAGCACTTCACCAGCAAGTATTCCGAGTTCTCCGCCCTGCCGGTCGAGCGCCGCTGCAGCCGCTGCAATAACAGCAAGCTCTTCGCCTTTCTCGAGCGCCAGACGGCTAAAGCTCTTGCCGCCTAACCGCCATGACCCTCGACCAATACATCACCGCCCTCAAGAACCAGGACTGGTTCTACGAGTTCAGCGACGACTACGAAGCCTGGAAGACGGGCCTCGACGCCATGCACCAGCTGCGCACCGCACAGCGCCTGCTGGACCCGCAGGGACTGATCTGGAACGAACACGCACCCAAAGAGTGCCGCATCTCCCGCAACTGAAACCAAGGACCCACGATGAAACCCTCCCACCTCTCTACCCCCCGCAACTTGTCCGAGTGCACGTTCGATGTCGGTTACCCGATCGACAAGCCGCGTGCTGCTGAGCCCCTGCGCGACATCGTGCTGGGCTACGGCCTGGCCGTGTGCATCGGCTTTGGCCTAGCGGCCGCGCTTGTTGCGTGGTGGTCTGCATGAAGTGTCCGCGCTGCGGCGCGTGGGCCGAGGTGCTTGAGACGCGCACGCGTCCCGATGACACCAAGCGCCGGCGCTACGAGTGCGCCAACCTCCACCGATTCACAACCCTCGAGCACTTCTATGAGTTCAGCGCCCAGCACGACGCAGCAGAGCGTCGAAGAAGCGACAGCAAAAGCACTGAGTGACTACAACGTGCGCCTGCGCATGTTCTTGCTGCGATTGACTGACCCCGACGACCTGGGGCACGCGGTTACGCCGGAGGTCCGCCGCCTGGCGGCAGAGCTGGCGGCCAGCAATCGAAAACAATATTGAGATTTTCTAAACGACCCACGACAGGAACACCATCATGGCTTTCAACCTTCAATCCATCCAGCGCACCAAGCGCATGCGCGCCCCCAAGATCGTCATCGCCGGCCCCGGCAAGATCGGCAAGACCACGTTCGCGGCCTCCGCCCCCACCGCGATCGGCATCCTCACTGAGGACGGCGCCGATTACGTGGACGCGAACGCCTTCCCCCTGGCCAGCTCGCTCGAAGAGGTCTACAGCGCGATCAAGGTGCTGCTGACCTCGGACCACAGCTTCGAGAGCGTGTTCATCGACTCGCTCGACTGGCTCGAGCCCCTGCTGCACCAGCACGTGTGCGAGCAGAACAAGTGGACCAACATCGAGGCGCCAGGCTACGGCAAGGGCTACGTGGCCGCGGCTGAAGAGTGGCGCACGCTGCTGTCCGGCCTCGAGGCCCTGCGCCAGCAGAAGAACATGGCCGTGATCTTGATCGCGCACGACAAGATCAAGCACTTCGAATCGCCCCTGCACGACGGCTATGACCAGTACGTGCTCAAGCTCCACGACCGCGCTGCTGCCCTGGTGCAGGAGTGGGCGGACGTGATCGGCTGGGCCAACTACCAGATCGTCACGACCGAGTCCGATGCCGGCTACGGCAACAAGGAAGTGAAAGCCCGCACGACGGGCAAACGAATTCTTCATGTCGAACCGCACCCCGCGCACATGGGCGGGAATCGATTCGGTCTGAAGAACATGCCTCTCGACTGGGAAGCATTCGCTGCCGCGCTCGCGGCCAACAACTAAGCCATCAACCAGGAGTAATCACATGGCCAACTTCAACTTCAACGCTGCCACCGTCGAGCCGATGGCCCCCCGTTCGTACGCCCCGCTGCCCAATGGCGAGTACGAGATGATCATCACCAAGTCGGACCTGAAGGCCACCAAGGCCGGCACGGGCCAGTACCTCGAGCTGGAGATGCAAGTGGTCGGTGGCGAGCACAGCGGCCGCCGTCACTGGGAGCGCCTGAACGTCAGCAACCCGAACAAGCAGGCCGAGGACATCGCCAAGGCCGCGCTGGCTGCCCTGTGCCTGGCCATCGGCAAGCCGGACATCGAGGACACGGCCGACCTGCACGACACCCCGTTCATTGCGCACGTCGAGATCGATCGCAAGGAGCCGGACCGCAACCGCATCGTGGGGTACTCGAGCTCTGAGGCCGTGCCACCTGCCCCGGCCGCCAAGCCCGCGCCGGCAGCACGCCCGGCAGCTCCCGCGGCCACTGGCGGCAAGAAGCCCTGGGCCTGATTTTCGGGGCCGAAAGCGGATGCTGCTGCCAGGGTTGGTCAGGTGTGTTTAACCCCGGCAGCGGACGCAGCGAGTAGGCCCCACCTCTTGAAAGAAAACGATGGCAACAAGTAACGCATCCTCTGACCTACGCCAAGCAGCGACCGACCTGGTCGTGGCGCTGAAGGGTCACACCATTCCCAAGGGCGCCGAGAGCGCGCTGATGAAGTTGACGCAGAAGCTCACCCACACGCCGGGCCCCTGGACCACCATGAAGACGTTCGGCGGCGTGACAATCATCTTCGACTCTGAGCAAAAGTCGGTCGCGTACCTGCGGGGATACAAGCACCCCTACAAATCCAATGCTCGATTGATCGCGGCCGCGCCGGATCTGCTTGAAGCACTGATGACGTTCCCGCAGTCGATGGCCTGGACCGATGACGAGCTGTGGGCATGGAACGAGAAGGCGCGCGCCGCGATTGATAAAGCCACTGGAGCAGACGATGGCAACAATTCCTGAATCCCAACACACCACCGCGGCCGCGATCGTGCGGTGGTATGACAGCAAGCCCCAGGAGCACCGGCCCCACATGGGCGCGAGCATCATCGGCCACGCATGCGAGCGGCATGTCTGGCTGACCTGGCGCTGGGCCCTGACGCCCGAGTTCTCTGGCCGCATCCTGCGCCTGTTCGACACCGGCAAGCGTGAGGAGGCGCGACTGCTCGAGGAGCTGCGCGGCATCGGTGCCCAGGTCTGGGACGTGGACCCCGAGACAGGCGACCAGATCCGCGTGAGCGCGCTCAATGGCCACTTCAGCGGCAGCCTGGACGGCATCGCCAAAGGCCTGCCCGAGGCGCCCAAGAGCACCGCCGTGCTGGAGTTCAAGACGCACAGCAACAAGAGCTTCAACGACCTGGTGAAGAAGAAGGTGCGCGAGGCCAAGCCCCAGCACTTCGACCAGATGACGGTCTACATGGGCCTGATGGAGATCGACCGGGCCCTGTACATCGCGGTCAACAAGGACACCGACGACCTCTACACCGAGTGGGTGCACCTGGACACCGATCGCTTTGCCGTGCTGATGGCCCGCGCCGAGCGCCTGGTCGGCATGACTGAGCCGCCCCCGCGCATCAGTGACGACGCGGCCTACTTCGTGTGCAAGATGTGCTCGTTCTGGAAGCACTGCCACAACGGCCTGGCCGCCGAGGCCAACTGCCGCACCTGCTGCCACGCGACGCCTGTTGAGAATGCAGCATGGCAGTGCGGCAAGCACAGCAAGGAGCTCGCGCACGCGGACCAGCTGGTGGGCTGCACGCAGCACCTGATGATCCCGGCCCTGGTGCCCTACGCCGAGCCGGTCGATGGTGGCGAGAACTGGGTCGCCTACCGGCACAAGGCCAACGGCATCCACTTCGTGAACGGCCCCGAGGGCTGCGCGGACTACGGCCCGGTGTTCTCGAGCAAAGAGCTGCACAACTGC